ATAAGTCAATGTATCTCCTACGTATACGCCTGCATTACTGTCGACATACCCATGAAGATAGTACTGAATTGCATCAAGATTTGGTCTATCGCTATCACGACCATCATAAGAAGGCGCGTATTCAGTAAATCCAAATAGCATACCAACGGCTTCACCTTGTGCGGCCATATCAAAACTAGCTGAGCTGAAGAGAAGTTTGTTATTTGCATTCTTATCAAAGACTGCATCAGTTGTTGTTATGTCTACTTGTGGTAAACCTTCAATTACAACATCTGCACCAAGATAGAAACCAGCTGGATGTACAAAAGTTCTATATAATTCTTCCCACTCAAGTAGTGGTATAGGTGTACGAAGAAGAACGGAGAATATTTGATTTAAAGCTCCGTCTTGAAGTCTTGCCGCTTCTTCCTGACCAATTGTAGATTTACCAACATAGAAGAGTCTATCTTTTGGATAGATAATTTCAATATCTTCGTTAAAAAAAGCTCTAAAAAATCCATTAACAGAGTATTCAGAACCTTTAACCCTAAAGAAATTACCAAAGTTACGAATTGCCTCACGTGGAAAAGTAAATGTGCTTTGCGAAACACCAAGAGCAATTTCATCAAACATGAAATCTAAATATTCAAGTTTTGTATCTTCAATATCTCTTATTGTTTGAAGTTCATGAATAATACCGCCAAAATTATCAGCAGAATCAAGGTGCTCATAATACGCGTCAAGAAAAGTAATTAGGTTTGGATAGTCTTCACGAAAATGTTCAGGTAGGACTTCGTCTACCAAACTTTTTCTTACATTTGTATTAATACGACCAAATTCACGAAGAGTCTGATCAAAACCAGTATGAGCCATTAGGTTACTCTTAATCCTGTTTGTTGTCTATCAACTTCGGCCGTTGTTGAAGAGCGACTTGTGTCAAGTCTTAATATATAGTTTCGAAGAGGTCTAACTACGCTTTGATTCTGAGGCGTAGTTGATATTTTAATGAATGTGTTTCCACCAATGAAAGCTTGAGGATTAAATCCTATAATTTTTACCTCACCTTTCTCTTGTTCATATTCACCAACATTATCAAGTCTTACGACACCATCAACATCTATAATTTGTAAAGGTGTACTTTCAAATTTGTTTTTAATCTGGCATACAGCATTTTCAAATGTAAAGATTGTAGATTCTACCACAGCAACATTATCATCTGGAGCAGCTAACTTCTGAGGAAAAGAGAGCGTTGTAGTATTATCAACTCCAATAGAAGGACTAAATCTCATTTGTATTTTAACATCGCATTTACTTGATAAAATTGCTGGATCAAGCGCGTCAATTTCTGTCAGCAGATTTGACCTTCTGAATATTTTGTTAAATGTGTTGAGATTTCTGGTAAAGTAGTTTCTAACATAGCTATAAATTTGATTCTCTGTAGTTGCTAAAGTAAATCCAGTCAAAGAAGGATCAAAATTAAAATTAATCGCAAGTTCTAAGAATACGTCCAAAGGATCTACAAATTCTGTATCAATTGATATAACACCTAATGTATCTGTGAAGTTTGTTACAATATTGTTTTGAGTAGTAGTTTTAGTCGAAGCAGTGGTTCCAACTGGAAAGTTTAAAGAGACATAAACTTTGCCGTAATCAACAGGAACGTTTTGATCGCCTGACCAAACAGCTACATCAGACACGTCGCTAAAGTTGCTTAAAATAATTGCTTTGTAGTCTGCTGATGTGACCATTCTTTGTTGTGATGCAAAAGCAAGTGGAGCAAGCTGTCTTACACTTTCAATAGATTGTTTAAAAGAACCTCCAGTAGCTTCAGAAGCTGTAACAGCTGTTACCGTGTAATTAATACCTTGCACTGTCAAATCTGAAGTTGCAGTAAAAGTGTCCGCTAAATTGGCGGCAGGTCCTTTTGTTGCAAGATATGTGACAACTATTTTGTTACCAGGATCTGGTTTTTTGCCAAAAGAAATTCCATCACCAAAATTTAATTCGTAAAAACCGTTTGGCGCTTCTCTAATTGTAAATACTGTAGTGTCTTTATCAATTGTACTTGCTTCTGCAAGAGGAGTGTACTGAATAAATTGCGTGGACGAAACAGTATCAAATACAAGCACTGATGCTGTTTTTGTATCAATAGTTTCATCAGGTATTACAAAAACTTGTCGCTCTTCTGTTTCACCTGAAATAAATGTTTTTGTTTTCTCTTCACCCTCATGAACGGGTATTTCATCAGAACCTTCTGTGGTTAAAAAGTTGTATACACCGGATCCATTGTCTTTCGCGAAATAGGTTTCAAGTGTTCTAAATGTATACGACACGCCATCGACTGATGTTGTGAATTGTCTGCCCTTACTTAATTGTAATTGAGCGGGTCGACCAGAAACTCCAGCAAGATTTACAGAGAGATTTAAAAGAGCCTTTGCTGCAACTCGAGATCTAACCTCGTAACCTAAAGTTTCAGCGTGAGATACAACAGAAGATCTAAGTTGTGAAGTATTTAAGAATGATTCGTTAAGCGCAAAGTTTGCAGTTAAACCGTTAATGTGTGTGTTATACGCCAACACATCAAGTATGTTATTTAGTCCTGACGCATCAAAATCGTAATCAGCAAATTCTGTGTCTGCCTTCAAATAATTTTTCAGACTTAGCTTAAGAGCTTGAAAGTCAAGATCTGAGGATTTTATTGTAGTTGCCATTTATCTAAGCCTCGCTAATGAAACGTCTAGTGCCACAATTTCTGCGGTATTAACGACTTGAAAATTAACAGTTGCATCTAATGAGTTGTAATCAGGCTGTACATTCAGATCAATTGAAAGCACTCTTGCTCTCGGTTCATAGTTTGTAATCGCATCATAGATCAAGTCTTGTATGTATTCTGGATCGTATTCTGTGTCTAATGAAAAAAGCGCATCATTTAAATTTGCGCCAAAGTTTGGTTGAAACGGTTTTTCGTTTAAACTTGTAAGCAGCAAATTTTTTACAGCTTGTTTTACTGCTGCAGCGTCTTGTTTTTTATACACGTCGCCTGACGGTCGCGCATTGAATGTAAGATCTACATCTAAATAGTCTCGGGCCCGAGTACTTATTATGGATGAGGTAAGATCACCGTCTTCTGTAGAAAAAGCTTTTGCTACCATTTAAAATTCCTTTAGAGTATTTATAGTATTTCTACGAGTTCGCCGTTTGTTTGTACATGGTTATTATACCTTGTTTCAATTTTATTGTCAAAACTAACTGTCCATTGTGGCGAAACCTCAGGCATTACTAAAATGATTTGAACATTTAGTGCTTCACTTGGATCGTATGTATCATAATCTAAAACCATTTTTTCAAATTGGTAGAAATCTTTAACGTATTCTGCAAGTCTAAATGTTTCTCTCAAACTTACTTGTCCATTTCTATCAATAACTTCATACACAACAGCTCTGCCTTTTGACATTTGATCGTTTAAACTATCAATGACAAGTGTTTCGTTTGGCCCAGGTTTATAAAATCCTTCAACGACATTTATGTTATGTCGATTGTTTTTGTCAAGAAATGCTTGAGCTGACTTCATAAATTTAGCGTGTAAATACAGGTTCTTTGCGATACGAACACGCTCAGTTTCGTCGGTAATATGATTCATTGTTACCACTTCACCGTGACCGCCTAAGAAAGTACCGAGTCTTACACTTGGTGCAAGCTGCGTTCTTGCGTCAATCACGCCTTGATCTACTAACTGAAGTTCTGGATTGTATAATTGATCTGGTGTAATTGTAACAACTTTATTAGTATTGTTTGTAACTTTTAACTTTTGTGTAGGATCGTACCCATCATATACTCTTTCAGGCTTGTATCTTCTTGCTGTTCCGTCTGTATTAGCAATTCTACCGATTGTAAAGCCTGTAGGTTTACGATCAGCAAAGTTAGCAGACAATACACCTTCTGACTGCATACGACCAATAAACTGCGCGTTTGTTGCGGTATTCGGATCTCTAAGTTTTGATCTTACCTCTCTTGTCGTAAGTTTTACTCTTGAAACTCCACCTGTATTTGTTGACTGATCGATCTCATCTTTAATTACATCACCAACGTCGATTTTAACAAAACGATAACCGTATGCACTTTGTGTAAGATACTCATTTAGCCAACTTGCGTCAGGCCCTGGTGCAGGAAATGATGTGCGCACATCTGTATTCGTAGCCACATTTGTATTTGAGCCTGGAGAACCAGCTACTCCAAGTGGTGCTTGACCAGCAGATGTTGCAAAGTCCGCTTGATTAGCGTCATCTGCTTTACCAGTTAAATCGCCTGTAAATGTTGGAGCTGTAACACCCGCAGTAAATGTTGCAGATGTTCCGTAATAGTTCTTACCATAGTGAAACACAGTATCACCACCAATCATGCCAGTGGCTGACTGTAGCACCATGTCTGTAGCTGAAATATTTGCATTCTTAGTTGATATTGATAATTCATCCTTTGACGTAATCATAGTTTCATCGTCAACGAAGAGATTATAGTCTTTCTCAATGCGAGTCGTCATAGTTCCTTTCGTAATCATGTTGTAATTACCAAGAATTGTATCCGTACCCGTGCCTTTTAAGAATGAAGATTGATTGCCAATAATTGATGTTTCGTGGTTTTCAATTACTTTTTGTTGATAGTTACCACGAATTTCTTCTCTCTTATCACCGTGTACTTTTAAATTGTAATTACCTCCGACTTCTACATCCATATCTCCTGATACGCGAAGTTTAAGGTTGCCTTGATATTGTATATCGCCGTCACCTTTGACAATAATCTTTTGGTCGTTACCAGTAATTTCAATTGTGTTATACTTTGAATTGATTATCACAGTACCGTCAGGCCGCATATCGATACCAGCCCCGGTGCGATGTTTAAATAATAACCTTTCGCGACCAGGTGTATCGTCCATTTCTGTGACATGACCAGTAAGTGTTTCTCGTACCTGATTTAACGGATATTCGCTTTG